CATCGAAGAAGATCACCGGCGTTCCGGCCGCATGCGCGCGGGGCACGCTGTCGAGACAGCCCCGCCCGACGGTGATCGTGTCCTCCGTGATCCCATCGATCCGGATCAGCTCGCCGCCGAAGTACGCCAGCGTGCCAATGTCGACCTCGCCGATGTCCCGCCAGCCAGTGACGGGAAGGACGCGGTCTTCCGGGTGATCCGTCACGTCCGCCGCCAACATGGCCGTAGGGGCGAAGGCCACCAACCCCTCCTGCGCCGGGCCGGTGCCGGGGTCGATCCAGAGCTGGGCGGCCAGTGCGTCCGCACTGGGTCGTTCACCGCTGGCGACCAGCGTCCCGGCATCCGGGTCATCTGCCAGAACGCGATCCGCCTCGGCATGGCCCAGCTCGCGGACAAGCAGCCAGTAGGGCGCCTCGGCTGCCATCCGCCGGGTGAGGGCGCGTGGCGGCTGGGTGACTGTCCCACCCGAGGGCCTGCGCCCGCCTGCGATGGCCGTAGCGCCCAGCGCAAAGACATCCTCGACGAGCTTGAGGCGGATGCCGTTGTCTCGCCCGTCGCCCTGGCCAATCTCGGAGAGGCGCATGACCACGTCCTCGAGGCCGAGACGGGCGGAGCGCAGGCGGATCACGTCCCCGGGGCCGAGGCTCGCGCCTTCGCGGTTCACCACGATCTCACCGGTCAGCAGGGGGGCGGAGAGGGCGCGGAGGTCGCGCTCCGCCACCCGCACCGCGAGGCCCTGATAGCGGATGCCGGGATAATCGAGCGTTGTGGCGAGCACCTCACCCATGGCCTGGACGCGGGCGGTGTCGGTCACGCTGACGGCGCCCGTATCGTCGGTCCAGGCATCCGTGAAGCGCACGGTCACCGAGTTCACCAGATCGCCGGGCGCGCGTCTCCCGAGCCGACCCCAGTCGACGACATTGGTCTCGTCGAAGAGCGGCAGCGTGGATGGGACGTAGTCCGCGCGGATCAGCTTCAGCTCCCAGAGCCCGGTGCGGCGGTCGATGAAGAGCGTGGCGTCGATGTGATCGAGCACGCTGCCGATGAACTCCTCGATGGAGCCGTCCTGCTGCCAGATCAGCGAGAGCCCGAAGCCTTCGGTGTAGAGGGCGCCGGCCGCAGCCGAGAAGCTGGGACCGATCTCGGCACCGGAATAGCCGAGACCCCAGTCGCGGTTGGTCAGGCATTCGCGGATGATATGGGCCGGGTTCATGTCCGGGCCGTTTCCGAAGGCCCCGCGGAGCGAGGCGACCAGCGCCTGGCTGTTGCCGGGCGGAATGACCGGCACGCCATCGACCGGCGTGTTGTCGATCCGCGCCGTGGCACTGGTGTCCGCCAGAGCGATGTTGAAGCCGAAGATGTCAGACGGCGGCAGCGCGCGAATGAGGCCCAGCGCCGCGTCGACGGATGACGCAGGAGACGGCTCGCCATCGGTCAAGAAGATCACGATCCGGCGCTTTGACCCGCCACCCCCGAAGAAGGCTCCGGCCTGCGCGAAGGCCGCATCGAAGCTTGTGCCGCCGGAGGTCGCGTTGGAAAGAGCCAGCATCCAGGCCTCGAGGGCGGCATAGTCTGCGGGCCCCATGTTCCGCCGCTCGATTGCGCCGACAACCCCGGCGCTCCAGAGCACGATGCGGATGTCGTTCGGCCGGTCGGGATCGACGCTGGCGGCGATCTCTCGCAGGAGCGCCGCAACGCCTGCCTTCTGCGCGGCCATCCGGGATCCGGACATCGAGCCCGAGACGTCGAGCGCGATGAAGATCGCCGCATCCGAGATGTTGGCCTCGGGGACGATGGCCGCCTTCTCGGGATACCATTGCAGGACCCCGGCCTCTCCCGTGAGTACGCGCGTTACGCGCACGGCCCAAGGCTTCAGGTAGGGGTTGTTCCCGAGATAGACCTGCCGCAGCACGAGACTGCAGAGCCCGCGCCAGGCGGGCACAGCCCCGCCCATGCGCGCAGCAAGATAGTCGTTCGCGCCCTGAGCAGGCCCGCCCATGAGCACATCGACATCGCCGCGAATGCCGCCCTCGCGGCTCTCGCCCCCGAAGAGGTCGGGCTTGTCGATCCGGATGCGCCCACCGCCCGCGCCTGCACTGCTCGCGGCCAACGTGGCCTCGAAGACCGTGACGGTCTGTGCGGCGAAGCTCAGCGCCTCGGGCAGCACGGTCCAGCGGGTCCTGCCCGTGACCGCATCGAAGGCCACGCCGCGCAGGGTCACGGTCTGGTCCGTGCCATTGGCGAGACGCAGGCGATAGTCCCGCCCGATGCGGATGCCGGCCAGCGTGCCGGGAAATGTGAGGCTTGCGCCGAGATCTCCGGCCAGCGCGGGTGATGCCGTCATGCCGGCGACAGCGCCGACCCGCACCTCGATCGCCGCACCGCCGCCATCGGTGCCGCTGCCGGTCAGGACCGACCAGGCCGTGCGGCGGTCGACGAGGATCTCGCGGATGGCATCGATCGGCCCATGGCAGAGTGCGAGATGCATGCCCAGCGCGTAACGATAGCCGACGGTCTGCTCCTTGCTACCGCCGCTCATGCAATGCCTCCGTCTCCCTATCTGCCTGCGCCCGTTCCTCGGCCTTGGCGATCACCGGCTCGACCAGGGCGTCACCAGTCGCCCGCAGCGTCTCGGCAGGGAGGCCGTGATCGAGGAAGGCCTGCCAGTCGAGCCCGTGTCGGCGGAACCAGGGCCGCACGCCGGGCAGGCAGTACCGGGCGGCTCGGATGTCCTGGACGGTGACGTGGGTCGTGCCGGTGGGTGTCTCGTCGCTCACTTCTTGCCGCCTTTCTTGCGGATGGGATCGACCCGGAGATCACCGGCCCAGACGACATTGGCCCCGGTGATGAGCATAGTTCCGAAGACGACCGGGATCGGGCGACCTTCCTCGGCGGTGGGGATCGAGAAGTCGTCAAGCCCGGCGGCTTGCGGCTTCTCGGTCTTCGGGCGCGGGCTCAGCGCATAGGAAATGGCCGAGAGCAGCAGCCCGAGAACGAGCCGCGCGATGAAGGTCCAGACCATGAAACTCTGCCGATAGGGATGGAGGGGGTACGCACGTCGGCGCGTCAGACGATGGAGCCGCCGCCGAACGGGTTACGACCGGGAATCGCCGGGTAGCCGCCAAAGTTCAGAAGGTTGCCGAACTTCGCGGCACAGGTCTCGTTGCGCAGATCGCAGCCGGGGGCGATTTCGACGGTGACGGGCAGCGGTATGCCCGTGACGGGGTCGAGGGCGGGATCGGTCAGCGCGGCTACGAGCTCCGGGAACGGGCGCGACAGGGTCAGCGTTGCGCCCACATGCCCGATGATGAAACCGAGCTTCACCCCGAAGCGCAGTACGCCGCCGCGATACCAGCCCTCGGGCGATGCGGCAGCCCCCGGGACGGTGACGGTCCCGCCGGCGACGGCCGAGACGGTCAGGGCCGAGAGATGCTGCGCGATGTCGAGGCTGCAGCCGCGCCCGTAGAGTGCATGGCGGCAGAGCCGCTGGTACTTCGCCCGCACCCCGGCGCGGCGCAGGGTGCTGAAGACGGACTCGCAGTTCAGGAGGATCCGCGCGCCCTCGACCTCCGCGCCGACCACGCGGCCCTTCCAGTGTGCGACGGTCTCGCCGAGGATCTGTTCATGACCGCGAAAGATCGTGAGCGTCACGGGCGTGTTGCCCATCGGCGCAAGGAACCGCCGCGCAAAGGGATGCGAGATGGGAAAGGTGATCTCCAGCCGCCCGCGTTCGATCTCGCTCGTCTGGACGACATCGCCATGGGAAATGGCTGCGGCCTCCCAGAGGAGATCGCCGCCGCCGCTCGCGGGGCTGGTCCAGTCGATGGCCCGGCTGGTGAAACGCCAGACCAGGTCGCCCTCGACGAACTGATAAAGGTAGTACGGGCGGCCTTCAGAAGCGGAGGACTCGATCATGGCGTAGGTCATGATGGATCAGGGTCTCCCTGGGGGATGAACCGACTCTTCGCTAGCCGTGCCCGCGGCCAGACGGGACGGGCGCGATGGTCGCAATTGGCCGAAGGGCGAGGGCGATGGGGGCCGGTCACAGCACGGCGCGCCATAGGACGCGGGTCAGTCGGTCTGTCCATGATGGGGTGGATTGGACGCCCGCGTCAGGTCATCGTGTGCGAAACGACAGCTGTCTTTCGACGTGATCGAAAAGACCAAGTCCCAGCAAAAGCCCTACCCGAAGTGCTTCTGCGCAATCCGAGCCAATGCCGGACGCTTCTCGGCCGTCGACCAAAGCAGGTGGACCTTGGGGCAGTTGGCCGCAAGCCAGTCGCGATCCATCCAGTAACAGAGCATCCACAGATAGATATCGAGGACGGAAAACGTGCCGTTGAGAACGTAGGGGCCCTCTCCCATGTCCGTCTCGAAAAGCCGGAAGTGTCTCCGAACATACTCGGTC